ACTGATTCTCTACTATCTACTCTAGCTGCATTTGAACTTTCTTTTATAACTTTTCTTCTTTTTCCAGTTACTTTTTTATTTTTTGAAGGTTTTCCTGAAAAAGCTTCTAAAGCTATTTCTGTTACGGCATCTCTAAGTTTTGTGCTGGATTCTTCTTCTACTATCTTATCATAGTCCTGCAAAGTTTCCTCTAAAGCTGCTTTTTCTCTTATTGCATCTGCTTTATTATCACCATAATATTGACTTGATAAAACTACAAAATAATTCTTTTTAAATCTTCCTTTTGAATCAAGGTATTGAGAATGCTTTAAATTGGCTTTTACATCATATTTTGTTCGCTTTCTAGTAGCAATATTCCTTAATCTTTTTACCTCTGCTTTTGATAAATCATACTTAGTTGCTGCTTCAGTTATTGCTCTATCAAGAGCAAATGTAGAGGCGGCATTTCCTCTGTCTCCGTGTCCAATTTGTGTTTGTTCACTAAGTACTTTTGGATCTACTTTATTTATTCGCCCTTTATCTATTTTTCTTTTTATTCTCGGTAAATTATTTACATAATTTGCTTGTATTTGAGAAGCATCTCCATCAATTGGATTTGCAGATTTATATTTTAAAGTTTTTGCTTGCTCGAAGTTTGTTACTAAGTAAGCAAAGTCTCCGGGCTCTTCTTTTGCTTGTTCTTTAGCCCTATTTGCGGCTCTTCGATCAGCTACTGTATTAAATTTTATTCTTGCTTCCTTTCCTTTATAAAAAGTATCAAGTAAAATAAATAAATCTTTTCTTTCTTGATCTGTTAATCTAATTCCAAATCTTTTTTCTATTATTGCAGCTTGTTGAAACTCATTTATAACCCAAATTTGTCCGTTATGTTTTTCTAAATCTGATCTTGCTTGAGAGTCTTGTTTTTCTTGACCCGTTTTAGAGCTTATTTTTCTTTCATTTACTCTTTTTGCAATAAAATCTATAGATTTTTTTAGACCAGCACTACTCACTAGAAATTCTTATACAAGTCAAGGACTCGCTTGATGTGGTCAGGAAAAGCTACATTATCTCTCATTGATGTAGTAGCTTGATTTTGTATACTTGCTCCTGCTAACACCTTTCTTTCTTTATGCTCGTCATGAAGATAATAAGTTATCAAATCAAAAACGGCAAGTTTTAAATCTGTGGGAGTAGTAGCATACCCTGCGGTATATACAATCTTTACTGCTCCTGGCCCTTTCTTCCAGTTAGAAAAACCTGTTGAATTAGTACGAAACACACTATCAGTAGATTTGTCTAAATAAAAATCATTGTCTCCAGAACTAAGAAGAGTGTATGAGCTTCCTTGATCTGGTCGCTCTGAAACGCTCACTAAAGCATTTACAGGGCTTTCTGTTAATTGTACTATATGGGTATCCCATAAAATATTTAGCACTTCTTCTTTATTACTACTAAAGAAATCTATTATACTGTTTCCACAGTAAGTTTTTACTAATTGACTCACAGCAGGTACTAAAGTTTCTAATCTCAAGTCATGCTTGGGATTATTAATGCCTTCAGCATCTTTGTAGTCTGCAATAGTTGTTAAATCTGCCATAAGTAAATTAGTAAAAACTGGGGGAGGAAGTCCTCCCCCTGTTTCTAGGATATATCCGTAGTATTATGCTACAGAGTCTATCTTGATTGAAGGTTGATCGCCTGACGCGCCAGCTACTAACTCTTCGAAACCGAGAGATTGAGTAGCAACGAGTACACGTCGCTGATTCATAACTTCGTAGTCCTGCTCGACTTGTACGCCACGGAGTCGTGGAATTACATAGTTGCGGGCATATACAGCGAATGCTACAGGAAGACCTGCGCCTTCTGCTGGGAACTCCTCGGATACAATGACGGGAGAACCGAATACCGCACCGATGGTACCAACAACTCTGATTGCCAAGTCGCTTCCAACTTCGTCAAGAGTTTGGAAGGCAGAATCACTTAACAAGTCGTAGTACATGTTAGAACTTACAATGTAAGTGATATCTGAAGGATTCAAACCATACTTGCCCATTTCCTTACGTGCTGCAAGAAGTTGAGCAGCCGTCATGGTATTGAAATCACCTGTACCAGCATTACCAGAAATGTCATGCTTGGCGGTAGCTGCTGCTGCAACACCATCAAGACCCGTAACACTTCCGCTACCATTTAGAACTGCACCTTCTACTGCTCGGCCATGTGCACGAGCAACGCCTTCTACAAGCATAGGCATCAAGTTAATAAGTACTTGCTCGTCGACTTCGTTGTCCATAAAGGTGCTAGAAATCAAACGATGAGCATTCAAGATGACTTGCTTAGGCTGATAGGTAGGAGTACCAGATTGGCCTCTGTTTGCCAAGTTACCAGAAGTAGCGTTAGTTGCAAATGCTGCAGGGTTAACATCTACTTGGATAGGCAGAACGGTTGACTTACCGTTTACAGGAATTTCACGGAACAATTGAGCAACTTTTAGCTCATTCATGATTTCCTTTTCAATCAAGCTAGAGACTTCTTGATCAATGTCTGCTGCGTTTGTAGCATAGTCAATACCTGCTTTTTCTTGTACATCACGAGCAAAATCGGTATTCCAACCTTTATTCGTCATGACACCCAACATGTGGGCATTCAAGAAATCTTGTCCAAAGGCACTGATTTCAGACTTAGTAGAGCGATCAGAGAATACTCTCTTAGACTCACGCATCTTTGTGATTTCGTCAGTCTTTTCTTCTAGCTCTTTCTTATACTTTTGAAGAGTTTCTTCCATGTCAGCGTTACGAGCATTTAGCTCTTTCTGAACATCTTCCATAAGCTTTTCAGTGCCTGACTCAACGCCAGTTACAACTGCTTGCTTAACTTCTTCTTCCTGAGCTGCTTTTTGCTCGGCTTCAAGTTGAGCCTGCTCTTGAGCTTCTTGTGCTGCTTTTTCTTCAGCAGCTTTTTGTTCGGCTTGCTTCATTGCAATTTTAGCAGCAGTCTCTTCTGCCACCTTCTTAGCAAATGCTTCCAAGTCGACTTCGGGAGTTTTTACTTCTTCCGACATTTTGATCTCCTTTTGGGCGTTAACCCCGTCCGGTGTTTCACTAGCTATATCTGATTTATCATCCTTAGCCAGAGACTGACCGGCTAGATCTACACGATTGGTGAAAGTTTTCTTGAAGTCTTCATATTCTGCTTCAGAATCAAAAGACTTCGCCAGAGAGAAAGTAGCTGCTTGATTGCAGGGTACGGAAACAACCGACACTTCAAACAACTCAGCGTCCTTTATCTTATATCCGTCGGTTTCCTCTAAGTAATCAGCATCCTTGACTCGGAAACCAACAGAAAAGGCTCCAAGGACACCGTCTTTAACTAATTCGCATACGCCTTCCGGCGCAGACTTACTAATTTTCGCTTCTAACTCTAAACCATTTGGAGTTACTTTGAGCCCAGTAGCTCTACCAATTGGTTTATTGTAATCATGGTTGAAAAGAATAATTGGATTATTTTCAAAGTTACGCAAACCGCCTTTTGCCCACGCATCGGGAGATATAGTATCCCCGGCACGATCAAAGTCGTTAGTGCTTGCCATACCACGAATCATTACACTGCCATCTTCGACAGATTGGGACTTGAAAGTAGAAGTTAAGTTAAAAATCTTATTCATTATACTTCCTTTTTGACTGAAGGCTTTTTAGTAGACAGAGTTGTCTTCTTTGCTGGCGCTTCAGGCTTAGGCGGGGGAGGAGGCGGAGGATTCTCTGCCTTCTTAATATCTGCCCATAATTCCGGAAAAGTTCCTTCTAAAGTATTTAGAAGTCTTGACCAGCTTCCAAAATGATTTAGTGCCATTCCAGATTTCATTGGCACTTCATTTGCAAATTCATCATAATCACGCTTTTCAAGAACTTTTCCTTTCTCTAGCATAAACATTCCGATTGCTTCTAATATTTCATTTCGGACTCTAAGTCTCGCCATCTTCATCTCCTTCTGTGGGTCTACCGCCTTCATCGGGATTTGCAGCACTT